AGCAAAAACCCAGATGATGCTAATATTGGATGGATTGTTTCTGACGCCTTTATTGAAAGATTAGATGCTGGCGATGCAGATGCAATTGAGCGTTACCAAAAGGCGCTTAAACTTAAAATGATTTCTGGCAAGGGTTATTTCTTTTTCGTTGACAAAACGAATAGACAAAATCCTCAAATGTATAAAGATAAAGGGTTAACCGTAAAGGCATCTCAGTTATGTACTGAAATTACTTTGTTCTCTGATAAAGATATCACTTATTCTTGTGTGTTATCATCAATGAACGCGGCTAAATACGATGAATGGAAAAATACATCAGCAGTGTTTGACGCAACCGTTTTCCTTGACTGTGTCAACCAAGATTTAATCGAAATTGGTAAAAATATACAGGGAATGGAAAAGGTAGTCGCATTTGCTGAAAAAAGTCGTGCGCTTGGTTTAGGCTTATTAGGGTTTCATACTTATCTTCAAGATAATTTGATTGCATTTGAGTCGATGGACGCATACTACAAAAATACAGAAATCTTTAAGCATCTTGATGAAGAATCATTAAAAGCTACACAGTGGATGGCTAAAGTTTTTGGTGAACCAGAATGGTGCGTAGGTTACGGGGTTAGAAACACGCATAGGTTAGCTGTAGCGCCTAATTTGAGCTCAGCGTTAATTTGCGGTGCGGTGTCTCAGGGCATTGAACCTATATACAAAAACGCCTATGTTCAAAATACAGCGGCGGGTAAAATTGATAGAGTTAATCCTTCATTATTACGTTTGATGAAAGAACGCAATGTGTACTCTGAAGAAACTGTTAAAGATATTATCGCACATAGCGGTTCAGTTCAGCAGGTTGATTGGTTAAGTGCTGAAGAAAAAGATGTGTTTAAAACAGCGTTTGAAATTAACCAAACACAAATTATTAGATTAGCATCAGCGCGTCAAAGGTATATTGACCAAGCACAAAGTATCAATTTATTCTTTTCGGCTGATGAAGACGAGCGCTATATTAGTGAAGTTCATAAGTTAGCGTTCAAAGACCCATACATCAAATCTTTATATTATATTAGAAGTGAAACCGGAGTCAACTCCGCGAGTAAAGAAGCTTGCTTGGCTTGCCATGGTTAACAGTACACGTAAACAAAAAGGAATTTAAATGACAACAAAACAGTTCGACTGTGACCATTGCGAGTCAAGCGGAAAAATAAGTATTAAAACGAAAGAAATAACGTTAAACGACATAGCAATATGTCCCGTTTGCGGGTCACCGTTATTACAAGATGAAGACGATTTTGATTTTGAAGATTAATTAACATTAGGAGTATATTATGGCAGCAGTAAGCAAAGGCAGTAGAAAAGCGAATCCATTATTGACTAAAAATGGAAGACCTCGTCTTAAGCTATTAAATCCAACTCAACTTGTTACATTAAGTGAGAAATCGCAACGACCGAAGGATAAAGACAAGATCCGGAATAGGTTGTTAAGTTTAGCGGCTAAATCGTAAATAAAAAGGGGCAATTACTTAAAATTGCCCCTTTACTTTTGGTGCGTTTTATAGTATAATGAATTTTTACTAAATACTATTATTTACAATTTTAATAAGGCGTGTCCAATGAAAGAATTTACACCAGATATAAGTCAATTAAAAAAAATCCATAAAGCATATAAGTCTTGGAAAAAGGCTGATACTGAAACTTTATTGCGCAATAATAACAATATGCGCAGAGTACAAGCCACAGCAAAAACTATGGCAGAAGCTGGCGGAAAAGAAGCTATTATAACTAGATTAATATACGCAGAATTTAATTCTAAACAAGTTGACTATTATTGGGACATGAAAGCTAAAGATAAAAAAGCTCTTGAAGAAGGTTACGAAGGATTAGGGTTTGAAGACTTTAAAATGTCTGTTATGGAATCTGTATTGGATAAATAAAATCAAGCCGGTTTATTATAGCCGGCTTTTTTACACATAAAATTCAGCGCTAAATAATATATTTGAGGATGATATATTATGTGGCATTACAATGAAAAGGAATTCATTTCTGAAGACATCGGCGATGCAATTGGATTCGTATATTTGATAACGAACCTGACTAACGGGCGGCGCTATATCGGTAAAAAACAATTTTATTCTTTTACTTCATCTATGAAAACCGTCACATTAAAAAGTGGTGAGAAGAAAAAGAAAAAGGTAAAGAAAACGAGTGAATCAGATTGGAAAAGTTATTATTCCAGTTCTATAGAATTGAAAAATGATGTTGAACTGTTAGGGAAGGATAATTTTAAAAGGGAAATATTACATTTGATAAAGACAAAAGGGATGATGAGTTACATCGAAGCAAAACTTCAGTTTCAACACGAAGTATTAGAACACCCTGAGTTATGGTATAACGGGCAAATTCAATGTCGGATATCTAAGTCGCATATCAAAATGTAAGATACAATCTGCATAAGGGGTCACATGGTCACTATAGAGTTCACCTATGATTATGATCCAAAATTCTTGCCGATATATAGAAGTATGTTTGAGTCCGAGTTTACTGGTAGGGATTGGTTTGATAGAATAAGATACATTCCAGATAATGTTTTGGCGTATAAATTACAATCTGTGTTGTTAAACAGAAGAATCAATAGCCATGAAATGAAAATGATGGTTATATACCAAGATGGAATTCCGGTAGGGTTAAGCTTCCCAAAGAAATCATTTACTGATTCTGAAAAAGAAACGTTTAACTTAGATGGAGATGACTGGTATAAAATCGGTTCAATTGTTGTGTTGGATAGTTATAGAAACAAAGGAATAGCCTATAAAGCTTGTAAAGAGTTTCTTAAACGATATCCAAAAATATTTTATCACGTTGACGAAAAAAATGTACCATCAGATAGGGTAGCTGAAAAGCTAAAATTGAACTTTTCACATATTGCGACTCTTAACGGCACAAATTACAAAGTCTACAAATCCGTTTAACTATTGAAGCCAGCTGATTAGCTGGCTTTTTTACTTTACTTTTATGGTGATATCATATATAATTAGCTATATAAAAATATTACATAAAAAAGGAAACAAAATGAAAAGACCATCTAAAAAAAGTGTACAAAACGCAATTGTTGATATTGCTACTGTTCAAGATAAAGTTGAAATTACTACACCTGAACCAGTAGAAGAAATCGTTGTAGATGAAGTTCAAATCGAAACTGCTGAACCAGAACAAATTGCGGTTGAAGAAATTATTGTGGAGGAACCTGTAATTGAAGAACCTGAAGTTCAGGTAGCAGAAGTTGTAGTTGAAGCGCCTAAACCTAGTTTTCAAATTAGATTAGACGATAAACTATTTGGTGTTACACTTTCTAACGGCGCATTAAATTGGCAGGCGGCTTATGACTGGGCAGATGCTACAGGTAATTCGCTACCAGATAAAGATATTATTGGAAAGGTTTATTTGCAGGCTAAAGAGTCATTCGGTATCGGTGAATGGTGGTCTGCTTCTAGAGTAGATGATGATAAAGCATGGGTTATTGATTTCGTGAAAAGACATCGGTCGGCTAAACGTGTGAAAGAAGGCGCGTTTGCCTTTTACTTAACTGAGATTTAATATGCCGTTCTATACGTTTAAGAACAAAGAAACTGCTGAAATCGTTGAAGCCTATATGTCTATCAGCAAATTAGACGCATATAAATTAGAACACCCTGAACTTGATGTTGTAATTGGAACACCAAATGTTATTGATCCAACCCGACTTGACGCTACTCGAAAGGTAGATGGTGGTTTCAAAGAAGTTTTGAATAAGATTCACTCAAGAACCGCCGGTTCGTGCTTAGACAGAACAGCGAAACTTTAAAAAGGGATTATATATAATGGAAAAACCGCTTTACTTTATCATGTCAATATATTATAATAATGATATTCCTGGTTGTGATAAGGATTTTGTTGTTCAAGAAATTATGAAAAACGACAATATCTCTTATCAAGGAAATGAAGAATTTATGTCTGATAATGAAGATGTATTAATTACAGCGTTGAGAAAGCTTTATTTATCATTTTCTCATATTAAAGATATTACCGCTGAAATTGTTATTTATTCTGTCATTGATATTAAAACAGTCAATTTTGAAGCAGTATTTGATAAAGGTAGGTTACATTGAAAACACATATAGCACATCCTGAAATAGCGCAGTTGACACGAGTTAACGTTAACGGTTCAAGATGGTACCAAACGCCCGAAGGTAAAAGATATCCTTCGGTGACCTCGGTTACATCTCACGCGTCTAAGGGTGCTATCAACGAATGGAGGAATAAGGTAGGACATGCTGAAGCTGATAAAATATCCGCACGTGCTTCTAATCGAGGCACACGAATCCATTCTTTATGTGAGGACTATCTCAACAATAAAGAGGTAATGCCGTCAGATTTTGATTTAGATTCATGGAAGTCTATGCGACCTCTGTTAGATTCTATTGATAATATTCACGGTAATGAGATTAGATTATATTCTGATTTGTTAGAGGTAGCCGGTACTGCTGATTGTATAGCAGATTATAATGGCGTTCTATCAGTAATTGATTTTAAAACGTCTGGGAAATTGAAACGTAAAGAATGGATTACAAACTATTTTCAACAAGCGGCTTTTTACAGTTTAGCATTTAGAGAAAGAACAGGCTTATCAGCCAACCAAATTGTTATTTTAATATCGGTTGATGATGAGA